TGATGGTCTCGTCATCGGTTGCAAGGCGAACGCCCTCTGCAAGGTACATGCGGCCTTTGCTGTCAGTCAAAAGGCCAGTCTGCCCTTCTAACCAAATGTCAACGCCACCGAATGGGTTCTCCTGTGGAACTGCGCACTCGCCGTCTGCGATTACTAGTAGAACTGCTTCGTCGATTTTTAGTGCTGTTGGTGTTGCGATTCCGTTCATTTTGTGCCTTCCGTTCGTTGGTCCCTTTCGGGCTTATGGGATAAGTCAATCATGCTGTGTATACGTCTGTCAATACGACACGCAAGGCATAGCGAAAGACCCCCACCGCTGGGGGTGCCAGTGGTGGGGGTCGGTGACGCTTAGGCTACTTTGAGCCCTTGCCGAAGTCTTTTTCGTTTGGGTCTATCGCCTTGATGATAGGACCGAGGATTGCGGCCAAGCCAGCTGCAAGGTAGTCTCTTAGCGGGCGGTTGGAGTCCACAAGGTAAAGCGCTACTGCGGCCGAGGCTGCAGCTCTGAGGTAGGTCTTGACGATTGGGGTCAGGGTTTCGAGTTTCATTATGCTCCTTTTTTAGGTCGTGCCACTGCCATGATGAGTGGATAAGCACGCTTTTTGATGTAGAAGCCGTCGCCGTTGGACTGACTTCCAGTCTTGCCGCTGCTGGTGTTGCCTTCCCACACGTTGATGTACTTCAGGGTCTTGTTGTGCCAGCGGACAACACCGACGTGGTCGGGCTGTGCGTCTGTGTCGAACTGGAAAAAGACCAAGTCCCCACGCTCTGCCTGTCCGATTGGGACCAGTTGGTTGTTCTTAGATAAATACTTGAGCCACTCATCGCAAGAAGCAAAGCCTTTTGGCTTGGTCTTAGGTGCGACCTGTGCAATCATGCCAGCTTCGTGGTAAATCTTTGATGCCGCCATCGCGCACCACGGCTGGTTGTTAAGCCCGAACCACTTGCCGAAGCTAGTGTCGTTGTTCTTGCCTTCGGTGTAGCCGACGTAACTATCAGCGGATTCTGTTAGACTTTTCATTTTTCTCCCCTTTAGTAAGCATCTTGATAACGAGTTCCATTTGGCTCTCGAGTCTTGTGACGCTGTCCTTGAGGCTTGAACCACCGTTTGGCTTCAACTCGTTCAAAAAGTGCTTTACCAGCCAGCGCACTGCGACCACGAACGAGCCCAGTATCGATATAACCGCTAATATCAATGCGGCCCAGTCATTCACGGTCATCTCTCTCCTTGAGTTTAGATTCGAGCTCTGCGACCCGTGCGGTCAGCATCGCTTTGTCCAGCGCAAAAAGACCGATTTGTTCTCTTAGCGCTGCCACTACCATATTGATGTCTAGTTGTGTGTTGCTATCCATTTGTTCCCCCTTGTTTAAGCCACTTCACGAATATGATTGGCAAATCTGGGTGCAGCGGCTGTGCCTCTGCTTTCGCTTGTTCAGGGTCGGCAGCCGACACTTGCTCTGTGATTAGTGTGCCATCGTCATTAAACCCGACAAGGTACTCGTTCATCATTCGCCTTCCAATACATCAACTCGAGCTGCTAAGTCTTGGATTAGGGCCAACATGCCTGGGATTACAAACCGCTCATTCCAGTTCTCGACTTCACCGTCGCTGTGGTCGGCTGCGATTGGGTAGTGCTCTGCAACCTCTTCTGCAATCAAACCAGGCACTAACATGCCCGCTCTGTTGTCTGTCGGGTCTAAGTAGTCAGACTTGAACCTGAATGCTCGAACTGGCACATTGAGCAAGCCGCGTGGGTCAAGGTTTGCAACTGTAGAGATGCTGACAATGCCCTCTTTAAAGCGAGCGCTTGAAGCTGTGCTGCGTCGTGTACGACCGTCAGTGTCCATGCGGGTGTTGGCAGCGTTTGCGCTGGTTGATGAGTCCTGATTGTAAAAAGCGTCGAGGGTATAGACGTTCCCACTTAATGTGACCCCAAGCGTACTAACTTGCGCGTACTTTGTTGAGCTAAAAGCGATTCGAGCGTCGCCTGACGAAACATAAGCGTTTGGGTAAGTGGTGACGTTGGGATTGAAAGTCGAGCCATAGTGCATCACAATGCCATCTACAGAAGCTGGACCGATGTGCCCAACGGTTGAACTGGATTCTGTAAATGAAATCGAGTTGGTAGAAGCCGAGACTGTAACTCGGCGAGCGCCTGATGAAGTGCGAAGCGTAAAAGCGGTAAGAGTGCCCGCGGTCAAGCGGTCAACAGTGATTGAACCAGCCGCGATTTCAGCCGCTGTGATGGTGTCTGCTGCGATTTCGGCTGCTGTGATTGTGCCACCTGCGATTTGGTCTGCAGTGATTGTGGCAACCGCGATATTGCTAGCTGTGATTGTGGTGGCCGCGATTTTGGCGCCAGTGATGGTGCCTGCGGCGATTGAGACTGCTTCGATTGTGCCCACTGCGAGCTTTGCGCCAGTAATTGTGTTGGCTGCGATGCGGTCTGCGGCAAGCGAACCAGTCGAAATATTGCCAGCGTTAATGTTTGAAACTGTGATAACTGAAGCGTCAATCGTGCCAGCGGTAAGCTTCGTGGCAGAGAGGTCGGCGATTGCGTTGTTGCCTAGCGAGAAAGCAGAGAAAGCGCCGCCTGTGTATCTGTAGAACTTGTTGTCATCGTCTGTGTCAAACCAAAGGTCGCCCTCAGTAAACGGGCCTGTTGTCGGCATAGTGGTTTGGCGGTAGATGCGGTTTTTGCCGTCGGCTGTTGTTTGTGCTGCGGTTGCTGCCGCTGTTGCTGCTGCCGCTGCTGAAGTGGCCGCTGCTGCTGCCGTTTCTGCTGCCGCGATTCCAAGGTCTTGCACTGAAACCCAGGCTGTGCCTGTCCAATAATACTGCTTGTTGCCGTCGTCTGTGTCAAACCAAACGTCGCCCTCGGTCAGCGGGAATGCACTGCCGTCAGGGGCTGTCGCTTGGCGGTAGATGTGGTTCTTGCCGTTGACAGAGGCCTCGATTGAATTGATTTCAGTTTGAAGTTCGTCAGTCTCCTCAGTCGTGGCGGCCACGATTGGAATGATAGAAGTCTGAGTCATGCCAGTTGAAGTGACGGTGACTGGCGTGATTGTGATTTGCGGGCAAAGTGGCATCGCTCCCCCTAGAGTGTAATCGTATAAGGGTCAACTACAGAGGTGAAGTAGCTGACGCGCCAGTTGTCGGCAGTGATTGAGTGCGCAAGGCCTTCAACCACGCTGTTGATTGTGATATTGCGACCATCGTATGTCAAACGCTTGACTTGAACCAAGTCATTCAGTTCAGTCTCGAGCATGTCAGTGGCAAGGGCTCCGATACCGATAGCTGTGAAGTCAATCTGCTCAGCCAAAACCACAGCCTCTGCGTCTTTGCGAGCAGCATAAAGCGCAAGGTTGGCAGCGCTGGTCTCGCTAAAAATCGGAGCATCTAGCTTCTTGGATTTCAACCCATAAGTCGAAACACTTGAGGTGTAGCGGGCTGTCTTTTGCGCCTTTTTTGGGCCTCTGAATACGATAGCCTCGTTATAGACATAGTCGGTGCCAGGGTTGGTGATGATGCCGTCATAGCCGACGCTGTTGGCGTCGCCTTGGTCGGAAAATAAAAGTCTGGTTGGGCGGGTGAACTTGTCTGCGATATCCACAAGGGTGGCGACTCCAGTGCGGCTGACGTAGAAACGGCCACCAACACAGTTGGCACACTGTTCTAGCATTTCAAGGCAGCTCATGTTCTGCTTGGTCTTTTGCATCACGGTTGTGCCTGTGATACTGCGAGCGCCAGCAGGCCAATCTGCAAGGTCCAAAGCTCGAGCAGCACGAAGTGCCGCCGTCTCTTGGAATTGAGATGTCGCAAGCGCTGGTGCGATTGCTTTTGCAATCTGAGCCAAGCCGTCCACAAAAGTCAATGAGACCGTTGGGTAGATGCCTTGGTTGACTGCGTTGTCCTCGAGGTAGCCAGTGTAAATGACGGTGCTGTTGGCGGTGATTCGCACTTGCATTCCAGCAATCAGCACGTTGTACCAAGTGCTTGAAGTGTTGCTTGGGTCGAAAGCTCCAGATTGGTTGTTCAGGACAATAGCCGCAGTGCCAGATTCCAAAAAGTCATTTTGGTATTGGCGGCCGCGTCTGATGTCAACCTCGAGAATGAGGTCAGCACTGACGTTTGTGAAAGAACCGTTGATGCCGAATGCGACTGTGAGCGTTGGTGCGTTTGCTGGCATTAGAGCACCGCAAACTGACTACCAGCACGACGGCGCATCAAAGTAGCGAGGCCGTTCTTGATTCCATTGACGAGGTCTCCTTGTGAGACTACAGAGCCAGCTACATTCACCGTGATGTTGCCCCCGTTCATGGTGGTGTTCTTTGCAATATTGCCGTGCCCAGCTGACGCAAGGAGCGAGATAGTTGGGCTAGAAATGCCAAGTCTCTTTTGCTTTAACAAGTTCTGACGGACGGCCTCTCTAGTGATTGGGTCGTCCATGCCTTTCAGCGCTTTGTTCTTTTTGTTGAGTTCGTCTTGTTTGCTTGCCGATTTGTCAAGGGCCGCGTTGTACTTGATAGTCTCTTCTTTAACGCCCTTCATGTCGAACTTAAACTTGCCCATCGCATCTGCTGCTTTGTCAGAGTCTTTGTTGAACTTGTTAGCTGCGATACCGATGCCGACAAGTGCGACGCCGAATGCGGCTGCACCTGCTGCGGCAGAGATGCCGCCTGTTGCTAGTGCAGTGGCTGCAGCTGACGCCAGTGAAACCGTGCGCAGAGCTTTCATCACCTTGATAATTGCTTGCACTCCCTTGATAAGCCCAGCCACGGCAGCTGCCGTTTTTGCGCCAAAGAACGCTGCTGCGATGACGGCGCCGAGCGTCACAAACACTTTTGTGTTGCGGGCCACGAATGAGAATATCTCGAACATTAACTTGCCAAATGCTATGCCGTAACTGATTGCAAGCTGGAATGCAGCAGCAAGCTTTTGCCCGTTGAGTTCAACCCATTTCTGCAAAGCTGGCAAAATGTCTTTTTGTAAATAATCCACAAACTGCACCAACGCTGGCAAGATTGCTTTGCCCAGTGTGGTCTTGACATTCTCGAATGAGTTCTTAAGGGCGATGATTGCACCTTCAGGAGTCTTGCGCAGTTCCTCGTTAAATCCTTTATAGGTAGAGTTGAGCACCTTGACGATTGCGGCAGCACGTTCTGCTTCAGTGCCGTTTGATATCAATTTCTTGGTTTGGTCGTCGAGTACGAAGCCAGCCCTGGTCAGCGCACCGAATTGCCCGTTCAGGGCTTGTGCAAGGCCGTTAGTCATGGTCTTGAACTGGTCAGCGGACGCTGTTGCGCCTTTTTCTGCAGTTACGTAGTCCAAAATCGCTGGAGTCAGCGCTTGGATTGATGAGGCTTGCAAATCGAATGTGGCAAGTTGTGACTGGACAACAGAAACGTTGCCCGCTGATACGACGCCAACTCGTTCTAGTGCCTCAGCTTGCGCATTGAGAATCTTGACTTGCTCGGCTGTTGCGCCGTTTGTTGTAAGCAAGATTTGATTAAGTCTTTGTTGCTCTGCTTCTGCGCGGATAGCAGCACGCACAGAATCTGTGCCGACTTTGACAGCAAAAGCACCAGCTGCAAGAGCTGCTAAGCCAAAAGACTTCGCTGCTTTATTGGCGAACTTGCCAAACTGCTTTTCCATTCTTGAAATGTCTTTGACAGCGGCTTTTGTGCCTTTGTCTGAATACTGGGTGAGAATGCGAGCAATTACCGCGCCGACTGCCATGTTATGCTGCCTCTCTGTCTAAGTTCTTTTGTAAGATGGCTTTGGCGTCGTCTAGTGCTGCTAAAGTCTTCATTTGTGCAGCCCTCTTGCGCTCATCTACAGCCCGCCAAATCAAACGCGATGGGTTTCTAATCTCGTCGGTTAGATTGCGAATAAACTGAATGCCGCTGCCTGTGCCGCCTGATTTGCGACCCGCAACTTCGATGATAGCGCCAGCTGCGGACTCGTTGATGAGTGCACCAGCGCTGGTTGTGTAGTCTTTTCGGACTTTGCCCTGTGCCTTGGATTTGCGAATACCTTGCTGAATCACGCCTTGGTTGTATGGTGGCCAGCCAGCACCACCGCGAGTGGTCTTTTTAGGTTTAAGCGGCTCGGTTGTTTTCCAGCCGCTCATCGGCGGGTCAGACTTGACAAAGCCGCGAGCTGCACGTTCTGCGTCAGAAAGAATAGAGTTAATAACCGAGTTGAAGTTCTTGACTGCTTGCTTGTCAAAAGCCTTTAAAGCAGTCAAAGTAGGTTCAATTCCTATAAGAATGATGTCGCTTTCGACTTCAGCCATATTTTTTCGCCCGTTCTTTCAGATAAGCAGTTATTGCTTCGAGTACCCCCTCGGGGGCATCAAGCAAGTCAATCGGAGATATGCCAGTCTCCACCGAGATAGCGGCGACTGTGTACGTTAAGCTATCTCGGTGGATTCGAAAGACGCGTCAGAGTCCAGCTCTGCAGTGATGATGGTGTCCAAGAACTCAGGACCCCACGGCTTCACTATCACGCCGCTGGCTTGCATCGACTTCCAAGCTAACCAATAAACGTGTTCGATTTTTTGCTCCTCGCCCAACAACTTTGGCATTCCTTTGCCATACTGTTGTTCGAAGGCCACGATGACTCGAGGTGTCAGTTTGTATGAAGCCTCAACGCCTTCTGTGGTTTTAACTTTGATTGATAAGCCGTCCATTTGTTTCCCCCTTGTTAGGTTATGACTTTGTTATAACGCCGCTAATCGGCCAGGTGACCGAGGCGGTTGCAAGCTCTCCGACGGCTCCATTAAGCGGAGTCCATTCGGAAACCAATGCAGTAAAGCTGTACGCGGGCGAACTGCCAGCGACTGGGCGCACGGTCATTGAGACTCCTGTGCCTAGTGTTGGGTAGATTGTGGCTTCTAATGCGCTAGTGGCGTAGTCTTGATTAAACTCTAGAGCAACGCTGTTGTCAGCAAGCCCAGCCACTCTTGTGCGGGCTGTATTGCCGAAAGCAGTTGTCTCAACTACGTCAAAAGTCGAGCCAAGTGTCACCGAAGTGACGTAGCTTGAA